ATACTGGACTTCTCGTAGATAAATCAAAACCTGTAGAATTTTTAATTGCATCCATATATGGAGTCATATATTTACTTTTTATGTATTCATTTTGTGCATCTGCAAATTTAGGATCAGTTTGTGAAACTTCTCTCCATTTTGCATCAAATGATGCACTTCCAATATCTCCAGTTATCTTTTTATCATAACCAGATTGTCTTAAAAAATCTTGTACCACTCCTCTGCTTGATGATAACTGATATGATCCATATGATTTTCCACCAAAATCTCCAGCTCCAGAACTAATACTTCCTGGACCAGCTCCACCAGATTCAAACATTCTTGATAACCAACCAAATGTTCCAGGTTGTACACTTTCTGCTGTAAAATTTGTACTTCCAGTTACATATTGAGAAATATCAAAATCTTTTCCTATTCCTGAAAAGTTTCCAGATCTAATATCATTATATTTTCCTTGAATAGCCGCTGGTTCTATATGCCAAGGTTCAACTTTTCCACCTGGTTTACCTGGATACATTGGTCTTGTAAATCCATATTTTTCTAATAATCCTAAATTATCTAATTCATTTCCAGTTTTAGTACCAACGTCCAAAGCGACTCCAAATTGATGCATAGATCGACCTGGAGGTGCTGCAAGACCAGGTTTTTCTCTATATAATTTCATTTGTTCATCCATTGATCTGAAACCATCAGTAACAGTAATATCACTTCCAGTTTTTTGTTTGTATTCTTGACCCATTTCTATTAATGCTTTATACATACCTGGATTAATTCTATCAATGTGAGAACTATCTAATGCATTAACACCGTATTGTCGAGCTAAATCTTTGGACTGATTTGGAAATGGTGCTGTGTCTAACATTTTTATATTACTTCCAGCAGCCATAGGATCTGTATCTGATTCTGCTTTTATATCTTCTAATTTTTTAGCTATAATGTCTGGAGTTGCTGCTCCTAACATAATATCTTTTGGAACTTGCTTTGATCTTTGAGCTTTTGATATAGAGGATGGCGATTCAACAGCATTTTCAAGAAATTTTAATTTTTCTGGAACATCAGCAGGATCACTGTCTCCATGTTGTCCCATAAGAGAATAATTTTCTTGAGCTTCAACTGCTTTAGTTGCAGGAGCAGTAACTTTCATTCCCATTACTTGTTTTGCCCAATCAGGAAGACTTCCAGTTAACCATTCTATCATTCTAGTTGGGAAGCCATCCATTTTGTCATTTATCCAACCCCAAAATGAACTAAAGCTATCAGAAATTGTATCTTTTAATCTTATAGCAGCTTTATACATAACTCTAAATGGAAATGTAATTAAATCCTGAACTCCAGAAACTAAATCTTTTAATGAATCCCATAAAGAATCTAAACCTTTTGCTATATTTTCTCCACCAATAAATCCTAAGATTCCTCCAGCAATTGCACCAATTGAACCCCCGATAGCTGTTCCTATTCCAGGAAAAATAGACCCAACTAACGCTCCCATAGCTGCTCCTTTTGCAGCTCCAGACATGGCTCCTTCAACTCCACCAGTTGTTCCACCTAATGCAGCACCTATTCCTGCTGATGTTTTACTTGTTCCCCATTCATCAGCTTTACTAATTCCGGTTAAAGCATCCATTCCCATTACAGCAGCCCCAGATAAACCAGCTGCTAAACCAGCAGCAGATGGTCTCTGCATTCTTATACCTTTTCCTTTTGCAGCAGTGCCTCCTGTTGTTGATGCAGCGCCTCCTGTAGAAGATGTTTTATCATCTACCCCAGGTAAACTTTTTGGCCCTACTAATTTTCCAAAACCAGGGATCTTTCCTACTAATCCCATAGCTTTTCCAAAAATTCCACCTATAATGGATACTAGACTCATAAGAGCCATTAACATTCCTTCAAACCCACCTTTCATATGTTTACCTAATTTATTCACACTATCAACTACAGGCTCCATTACAGTTTCCATTTTCTTAGGAAGAACTTTTACAGTAGCAGTAACTGTTTCTTTATTTCCTTTTTTAAATGCGTTTGTAAGTTTATCTAACTGTTCTTGAGCTACTTTAGTATCCAAGTCTAATTTAGACATTATATCTGTTATTGTTTGTTGACGCCATTTCTCTTTATTTTTTCCTTGAAGAAAATCTCTTCCTCGTTCCCACATTGTCCAAGTTTTAGTTTGGACTCCTTGTTGTTCTTTTCCAGTTAATGCTTGCCCAACATTTCTAAAAATATTTACAATAGCATCTAATTTAGGTTGAGTATCTGCATAAATAAGACCAAGAGTAACCGCTATATCATTAAAAACATTTCCACTATGAGGAACTTTTGCAATATATCCTCCTCGTGGTTTGAATAAAAATTTTAATGGACTTATAATACTTTTTCTTAAAATATCAAAAGTTCTAGAAAAACTTTTTAATTCTTTACTTCTTGAAAATGTAGCAACCATAGATTCAGAAAATATTTTTCCTAATTTATCTACAGGTCCAACTACCTCAGCAGCATGTATTTTTGCTGCACCAGTTTTAGTTACTACACCACCTGATGCTAACGCAGGAATCTTCTTTTCTTCTTTTCTATCTTTCCATTTAGTTTTTACTTTATCTACTAACTCTCTTCCTTTTTCTTTTCCTTTAGTCCACCATTCTTTCATTTTCATTCCTATAACGGAAAAGGCAGCAGCTAATGACTGTTGTATTCTTTCTTTGGCTTTTCTAAAAACATCAGTTTCCATAAATTTAGCAGCAAAGTATCCAAAAATAGGACTACTTCTAGATAAAGTCATTGCTAAAAGATTTTGTTTATTTACATTTATATCTTCACCAATAGCTCTAGTATATTGTTTTAGAGTATCTTTGGTAGCTGTTGCTGTTTGTGCTACTATTTTTTTAGTTCCTTTTCCAAATTCATCAATTGTATATCCTAATTTCTTTACAATGATATTCATTGATTTTTCTACTTCTTTGATTCCTTTAGAAAAACCAACTTCTTTAATTCTCATATCTTTAGCTGTATTTTTCTGTTCTTTTGCAATATTCTGTAAAGACTTAGTAACCGAATTAACCGTATTATTGGTTTCATTCTGATGTTTAGAAAGGGTATTTGATAATGAACTTATATTACTTGCTTTTGAAGCACCTTTATTGAAGTTTTTACTTTCATTGGCTATCAAATCATCTATAGTATTTGCCATTTATAATTTCCTTACGATAGAGCTTTTATTGCTGAATATATTTTTTCTCCAGGTTTGTATTGAGAAATTCTACATATTACCTCTGATGGAATTAATAATTCTTGAATGCAATAATCATTTTTTGGATAAAATCCAAATTCTTCAGAATAAACATAATAAACATCTTTAACTATATAAAGTAAGTGTTTAGAAGAAAATATTTTAGAAAAATTTTCTTTAAGATGAAGATATATAATTTCTATATAATCAAAAAATGCCTCTTTGAATTGATTTTTATCTAATTCTGAAAATTCCATTAAAGGTCTAAATTTTCTCCATAGTTGTTTAAAATCAATTTTTAACTTTACTTCTGACTGGTTATATAATGTTGTGTATATTTCCTCTACTTGTAAATCTATTTTTGAACCCTTTTTTAACTTAAAAATGCTCGAATAAAAATTTTTATAGAAAGATATTAATTGGGGTTTAAAAGTCGATAAAAAATATGATGGCTTAAAATTTGAAACCATATGAATTAATTCATGAATTATTGTTGCTGAAAATAAATCATTGTTTAAATAACCAATAAAATTAATATTGTTATCTATTAATAGATATATTTTTTTACTTCTAAAGTCAAAATATGCTAATGTTTTACCAGAATCTTTACCTGGAAATGGAAATAATTTTTCTGCAAAATGTTTAATCATTCCATTAGAAGAAAAAATTGGTAGAATACGTTTTTCCTTTATTAAACTTTCTATTTCTTTTGCTACTGGTTTAGTATTATCTGATTCATATAATAATTCTATAATTTTATTATTTAAATTATCAGACCCATATAGATTAACTCCATCCATATCTGCAACTTTTTTTAATCCCATTGGTAAAACAAATAATTCATTTAAATTATTCATATTTATCCCCTAAGAAATGATAATGTATCAAAAAATGATTTTGTTGTGTCATGTAAATTTTCTTTTACATGCTTCATAACAGCGGAATTTTGATCATAATTTTCTCCTCTATAATTAGGATCATTCATTGACATAATATCTTCAAACATGGATTCAGAATATCTTGCCTGATCTAGCATAAGAGGAGGATCATATTTTCTTACATAACCAATCATAGCAAGAGTAAGTGCTAAGTCGTCATGGCACCCATCATCTGCTTCTACTTTTCCAGAAGTTTTTTGGACCAATCCAATCAATTCTAAAGCTAAACGACTTGATTTTACAATATCGGGGCATTGAGTAATATAACTATACATTGCATCAATCATTAATGGTCTAGTTTTAATATTTGTAGAAAGTCCACCTTGTGTTTTATTTTCACCTTTCTTTTCTCTATATAGCATAGATGTATAGTCAGTTCCATCAATTGTTTCTACAACTTGGTTTCCGTAAGAGTTACTTTCAACTACCAATGAACCGGGATATTGAGCAATTGCATACTTAATAACTTTTACAAAGTCTTTTACTGGTAATTTCCCTTGATATTCCCATACCTGTTCCATAGTTTCATAATTCCAAATAGTTATTGCAGAATTATCAGAACCATGTTCAGGAGCAGTATCAACTCCAGTAATATAAAATTTTCCAGGTATCGGTTTCTGAAATACCCAAATTTCTCCATTAAATAATTTTATAATTTCTATAGGATCAATTGTATTATTTTGTAGAGCTAAACAAGTTTTTTCATCAAAGAAACTTCCTCCAGAAGGTAGGAATTTTAATTCCAATTCCTGTTCAATTTTCTTTGGATCGTTATCAAAAAGTTCGCATTGTGTTTTATACCATGATGGATCATCTGCAAGTTCTGAAATATCTCTCCAATGAATAACAAATGGTTTAACAGACCCAAGTATTTCATCATTAACTTTTGATAAAGCTCTTTGATATTTATTAAAAAACCATGCTCCAGTCCCCATAGTTTTGTTTGGAGTGGATAAAATTAATAATCCATATGGAATTCCATTCAAACGGCACGCCTTATGTTGAGTTGATAATGCAGGTACAATGGAAGTCCATGCTTGATCTACTTTTTGAACGAATGCTGCCTCGTCAATTACAAGGAAAGTTATTGCCTTACCACGAAGAGTTTTATCCGGTTGGTTTGGGTTAACAGTTGCAGCAAATACTTTACTTCCATTGGTCAAAATAAAACTCTGTTCTGTAAATTTAGCAAACCCTCTACCACTAGACCCCTTTGGTGGTTTCATCCAATCTGGAAGTTTTTCAATCATTCCTCTGATAGTTCTAGCAAAAACAGTTGCTTCTGGTGCATCTTTTGAAATAATTCCAACAACAGTATTTTCAAAAAATACTGTCAACCATGAACAATATGCTTGAGTTATTGTGCTTATTCCAATTTGACGAGATTTTAGGATTATACAATATTTTTCTTTATTTATAAAATCTATTAATTCAGCCTGTTTTTTATATGGTTTAAAGAGAATATCTTGACCTGGTATTTCTAAATAAACATAATTAGAGCAATAGTATGTAAAAGAAGCCTTACATTTCATAAATTCATTTATTTGCTCAGTTTTACTTAACATAATTTATAATTTTCCTCAATAACTATATTTATTTATTTGTTCTCAAAATCTAGTTAAATAAAATTCTCAAACCAAGTCCTAAATATGGTCCTAATTTTGGGTCTCCATATAACCCTATTCCTGTTGAAGAATCAAATTGTATATTATTACTTATAAAATATCTAAAACCAACTTGATATAATGCTCCAGGTGTTATTGCATAAGGATCACCAGAAAAAATTTCAGTGCATAAAAATAATTTTCCTATTGTATGAATTTGAAATCCTATTCCCCATAACGATGAATATCTTGTTTCTGGACCATCAGACCTATTTATTCCTAAATTAATATGAATATTGAAATTTTCAGGATTATTCACCAATGCTTTTGAGATACAAAAATATAAATATTCACTCCAATAATTAGATTTAAAATCTGGATTTCCGGAACCATTTGGTGATGTTGCTCCAATAGTTAGTGCTACAGATGGAGTTTTTATAGATATTCCATCCCCCCAAATATATTTTGCTTGAAATCCAGGTCCAGCAACAGAAAATTTTTTATTTTCATTCATAAATCCATCTGTAAAATTTATTGATGTTTCTAAATTATGACCCAATCCATAAGTTAAAACATTTAAATTTTGAAATCTTTCACTATCTACTCTTAAAGAAGTTTCTATTAAAAATTCATCTTTTAAATTTATTCTAGCATCATCTGTTATAAATGGTCTTACAGCAAAGACATAATTTGGAAATATCAATAACAAAAAAATAATGAAAAATGGAAACTTTGTCTTCATTCTGTTATCCTCCTTGTTTTCTTTTTTGTTCTCAAAAATATACATTTATTTAAATCTTAGTATATATATTAATTAACGAAATATTAATATAGAACAAAAAATAAAAAAGGGGGATTTATCATGCTTAAAGCATCATGTGATATTTGTGTTTATGATTGTAAAAATCATAAGATTTGCAATAGATACATTTTTAATTCAACAAAAAAAGAATACACAGATGCAGCATTAAAAACTTACAAAAAAATTGAGTCGGAATTGATATCCCTTCTTAATTCAAAGAATAATATTGTTGATGTAGTCTTGTCTTTGAGGGGGCTCCCCTCATGGAAAAAATTAATTATTTTTCGTCTCAGTCGAGAGAATGAAAATATATTCAGTGAAGTTGCGGAAGAAGGAATCCATTTCGTTTTGAACTATGGATATCGCCTAAACATTTTAAGTTATTGAAAGGAGAAGTTTGAAATGTTACTTACAATAATTTCCATGGTTTTATCAATAGTAATATGCCGTATTGCTATGAACCGAAACTTCAAAAATTGGGCAATGGCAATGATAAGTTTATTTTTAGTATCTTACGGTTTCTTAACTTATTCGTTAATATGGATAATTGATAAACAAGGAGTAACAACAGATACTATTTATCGTTCTTCAGTTATATATTCCATTCACAATATAACTGAAGTAAGAGAGAATGGAAAGTTTGTTATGGGAGTTAGAAAAGAGTTGGATGATTATAATGAAATCTATGTATTTCTTATTCATAAATGTTATGTGGATGAATCGAGAAAAACCGAATGTAAAAATGTCTTTGATGAAATATTCAGTAAAGATGTAGAAGTTAAAATATCCAAGGATATTTTAAATGGAAGGCTTGACGTCATTCAAATACACAAAAGAAATTCAACTTTTGGCCATATTCTATTGTGGCCAATGAGTAAAGAAAAAACAAGGATAAAAAGAATTTTAACTATTCCAGAGAATACCATTTTCTATAGAATGGGTTCAGTATACTCATTCAAAAGTATGTGAAAGGAGAATTTCAATGATATTCGTCTTGTTGATAATAGTGTTTGCCATCTTACTTAGATCAATTACAAAAAGATGTACTAACACACGGGTATGGTTTGGTTTGTTAGTATGTCTTTACTTTACGCCAATAGTTTGGGCTACTACTTTTAGCCCAATAATACTAACTAAAACTGAAACAACAAAATTCTATATACAACCTATGGCTAGGGCTCGGTGTTCACCATTTATTCTCTCAGTCAATTTTGTGGAAAATAAAAAACAATATAGAATTTTGTATGAGTATAGTGATATTTTCCCTTCCATAAATGTAATTTCAATTCCAGCTAACTATACAAGTATAAAAATTTTGAAAGATGAAGAAAAGCCATATATTACGACAATAACATCTCATTACATTTGGACTGAATATTTTCGTATATTATTATGGCCGGTTAATCCGGAATCGAAGCAGCCACAATATATACTTTACCTTCCGGAAAAGTATGTGGAGATGGAAATTAATCCAACTCCACTAATCAAATAAACTAAGAGATTATATAATAATCTCAATAATATAATAAATAAAGGAGAAATATAATGAGGCTAACTCATGAAGAGTTTATAGAAGAAATGAGAAAAAGTGGAATTATAATTAATTCCATAACCAGAAAATATGTTCATTTGTATGAATCTATTTTTCAATTTCCTCCAGGAGTCCCTGTTTTTAGAGCAGAAGAAATTATGCACAAGAAGTTCTTTGTAAATTATTTGGGGAGGGAAGTATCACCGTATGAAGCATTGATGGAAGGGAATAAAATAGCAGCTATTTTATCTTTGAGGGCAAATCAACCTCTAGGTCTTAAGCAGGCAAAAGATTTCATAGAATTTAATTATGACAAAATATGCCAACTAAAGAAAAGGAGTTAAAAAATGCATTTTACACCTTTCAAAAAAGATGATGGATATTTCGAATCTGTAGTATCTTTATCAGTTGCATCAACTCCTATCATTAAGTTGAGGGTGGTGGAAACAACTGATAAAAGAATCGAATTTATAGTTCGAGATTTCAACAGTGGTGAGTTGTTTAGAATCGGCTATTTGGATTCGAAATACTCTAAAAAGAAGTTTGACGATGCAATTGGATTTGCAATGGAATTTTTAAGAAGTTGTATAATAATACCAGGTTCGAGAGAGAATGATGCAGCGACAAAAGAAATGGAAAGGAAAAATAGATTATCATTCTCGTCGGACTCACCTGAAAGAACAGAATGAGGTATTCTTTCATTCAAAAAAAGAAGGTCAATTTAGACTTCTTTTTTTGTTCTAAATTGTTTTATTTGTTCTCATTAAAACAATATGACATGTTGATTCCCAAGTAGCTGTATTTCTTTCTAAAAGAATATCAGAAGCTTTTAAAATATATTTTCCTGATAATGGAATATATTCTACTGTTTTTGTGACTAATTTAACTGGTTCTCCAACATTTATTAAATTTAAAATTGGAAGATCTTTTTCCAAATCAAATTCAACTGTAGCTAAGCCAATTATTTGTCTAGCTAATTTAGAATATGAAACATTCCCTTCCCCATAACCAGGTTGATCAATAATATATGTTTCTCTACTATCTAATTCTGGATCAGAATCTATTGTATTATTTTTTGCAATAGCTCCGTAATCAGCGCATATTTCACTTAAATCAGTTTGAACAACTTTAAATAATGCATTATTTGGTTTAGTAATTATATTTGATTTTTTTGCCATAGATGCAAATTTACTATTTCCAGAGAAAGAATTTTCTAAAGGAGTATATGTATAGAAGTTTTTTCCATCATTGCTTTTATCAATTATTTGTTGCATATCATCACTATCGGTTGATAGATGGTAAACTGTAAATGTTTGAGCTTTATCCATTCTTTTAGTTAAATTCATAACATAAAATTTATTATCATATTGACAAAAACCTATGTTTGATGCTCCTTTATATAAACCAAAATTATCATCTAAATATTTTATTGTTTTATATAACGTTGTTGGAGGAATCATAACTTGGTCTATTTTGTTTATGTTTTTATCATCAGAATCCAATACTAACTCACAATCTGTATTGGAAACTAAATCTTCTACTATTTCACTAGGTGTTTTTCCTATATAAACATCATTAACAATCGATGACATAGATTTAAATGGTTGTCTAGGAACTGTTGTAAAACTTACGATTGTTCTATCAGCAAATGATCCTTCTGACTGTGATGATTTCATAGGAATAGTAGAATCTGAGTCTAAATACATTAATTCTAACTCTATATGTTCAGTTGGAATCATTGCAATTCCATGACCTATTAATTTTATTTGTAAATACATTGGTTCTTTCCCAAATATATTTTCTAAAATAATATCATTGGGATCAAGAGAAATATCAATAGTTACAATTTGATATGCTCCATTTAATGAAGATACTATTCTCACTCTTCTTAGGTCATTTGTATAATCTAAATCTTTTATTTTTAACTGAACATCATAACTTCTACTTGGAGTAAAAGTTCGTTCATTAGATTTTTGCGGCATTATTTACTCCTAATCTGGATCAACGTATTTTCTTAAAAGAGTATAATAATCATCTTCTTTTCCTGTTCCAGGAACTTCTTTCATATGACGATATGCTATTTTTCCTGTCATAATTGGACAATCGTTTGTTACATTAGTTTGAGGGTCAATACTTCCATGCTCTAATTCTACATTTATTCCTCTTGTAAAGTTCTCTAAAGAATGCTTACTCCAATCTACACCAATTTCATCTCCAATTTTTTTAGCTTCTTCCATAGAGATTTTAATTTTATTTTCTTGTTCATTTAGAAAAGATAGGTAAGATAATAAATTCATAAAATCCTCCAAAATTTACAAAAAAATAAGGATCTACGTAGTTATCCTTATTTTTATTTTGTTCTTCAACTAACTGATGGTGATCAATCCACCTTAGGTTTTCTTATAACTTGATAATATATTTTTCCATCACATTCTGTTGTCTTTACAAAGAAATATTTTGCCATTTTATTTAGGTATCTTATCTCATTTGATTTATTCATCATTAAATTATCTTTAAACACTTCCAGTAAAACTTTATTTGAAGTTACTTCTCTAGTGAGTTCAGAACACCAGTTGTCTATTGTAAATTTAGTTAAAAACGATGCTAATAATTTACTTCTTACTTTTTTGAGTTCTTTCTTTTGTCTTGTTAATCCCATATTTTATATCCATAAACATAAGAAATAATTTTTAAAAGCATTCATTCCTTGATTATACTCTTTCTCCTCTTTATCATTAAAATAGAGTGACCCTTCATCTCTTACTACAAGTTCGAATGCTCTTATCATTTTATTTAAGACCTTTTCCCATTCTTTTTCATTTTTAAAACATCCTGGATATCCAACTGAATTTTCTTTAAATGCTTTTAATCTAGGAATAATAAATCTTGCGATTGTATGCTCTAATGACCATAGTTCAGAATTATCAAATCCTCTTTCAATTCTTTGCTGTGAATATAATTTTTCTCTATCATCATTTTCCTCAGTTAAAGAAAAACAAATATTTGGAACTCCTATATATTTAATATCGATAGGTTTTCTATGAACTACATATTCTGGAATATTTATAACGCTTAAATTAGTAAAATCTATTTTTCCAGTATATCTATTGGCATAAAAACTTCCAAAGTTCTCAACTGTAACAAGGACATAATTTTTCAATTTACTATCATCTAAAACCATATCTCCAACAAAATCTTCAAACTTAGCATCTACTCCATTTGATAATCTTATAGGTTTTTTCCAATCTATAAGCTCTTTTTCATCAGACATTTTTTAATCCTCTTCTATTCCTTTATTTCCGCAATATGGACAAAACATTTCAGTTTCTACTTGTTCTATGAATGTAAAATCAAATGCCACATGTCCTCCACAATAACTGCATTCATATGGTCCAACTAAATCAGTTTTAGATTCATCTACTCTACGAAATAGAACGTTCATCTCGCCACCCTATTTGTTGCATTTAATTCTTCAATTGAGTTCATCATTGCTACTGGAATAGTTACTGTTGCCTCTATAATATCTTCCAAAAGAAGCTTTGCATTTAAATTCTTTTCATAGGTTGAAAATTTTGTTATAGCTAAAAATAAATCCCAACAAGAAAGATTTGGTTTATTTTTTAAAATTTCAGAAATTTCATCTGCTATAATTCGTCTCCTTCTCATTCCTACTTTTTCTATCACATCTAATGTTGATAGTAAAGCATCTTCATTAATGGGTTTATTGAAATTTTCTTGAATAAAACCAACAATATTTGTAGAAATAACTTCAACGAAATTCCCAATTGCACTAGTCAATCTTGCTTTAGAATTCTGAGAATGAATTTGTTTTAAAGTAACCAATTTATGTCTGAAAGAAAATGAATGTCTATCTCCATCATTATCAATAAACGAAATTCCAAATGATACTTCGACTCCTCTTTTTCCATTATATGAATTTTTTATAGAGACATGAGGATAGACAGTTCCTATTTCTGCAATAGTATTTGGATTTGAAATAAGGATTTCATTATTCATTGTTGTATAAAAAGGTTCATTAAATATAGGAAATTCTCTAAAAACAGGAGATCCTGTATCTCCAATTGCTTCCTTTATTTTATCAATAACTGTTTTATTTCCAACGAAATCATATAACAATGAAACAATTCCAGAGAAAATAAATTCTTCATTTTCTCCAGGCTTTCCTGACCAAACAGATAATAAAGGAATTATTGTTCCTTCATCAGTTGTTGATAATCTTTTAAATTTTATTTTGCTATATTCATCTGAATATGAAAAAGTATGAGAATTTTCCTGAATTAAACCCATACTTTGAAATCTATCATAAATATTCATTTCTAGGAGTAACCTCCAAATATTCTATTTCTTGAAAAGAATCTTTTATTTCTGATACTATTTTTACTTCAATATCGTAATTTTGTATTTTTATTTCTTTATTTAATTTTATAGCAATATTTTCTGCATCTGCTATCTTAGATTCATCTTTTGTAAACAAATATATTGTTACACTTCTTTTAATTGCAAATTTGTCAAATAAGTCAGTTTCTTTTAAAAGATTATCCAGATATTCTTCTAATGAATTCAAATTTTATCTCCTTATTACTTTGTTTCTTACTTTTATTTTTTCTTGATATTCATAACATCCAAATGGTTTTCCTATAACTCTACTTATAAAGCTACATGTTCCACAAGGACGGTCTGATGCTTGATGCATATCTTTAGAAATCATATCAAAAGCTTCAATATATAAGGTATTTTGACGTTCTTCCAAATTTTTAATTCTATTAGCTAATTTTTCAAATTCTGTTTTTTCTGCTGGTTCACTGTTCATTATAATCTCCTTATAAGAGCTCTAATGTATAAGTTTCTTCCATCAAATTCATAATTTGTTTTAAAAGTCTCAACTGCAAATCTTCCTTCTAAAGAAAAAAAGTGAAGTAGTCTAGGAACAGTCCAAATACTCATGTGAGGACTTGATGGTTCATTCAATAACTCATATGTCGTTACAATATCTTCTGCTTCAAATCTACTAGAAAAGACCTCTTCCTTTAAAATTCTTTCAGCTAAAATTTTATAATCTGGGACTATTACATCAATAATTGAATCTTTTTTTGTTATAGTAGACAGAAGATAAATAAAATATAAAACTTTATCTTTTGGTACATGTTCCAAAAATCTGTAAATTGTTACAACATCAAATGTTAAGTCATATCTTTCTAAAAAATCATAAATATCATGTTTTAAATTAGCAGAAAAATATCCATAATCTGCATCTAGAATTGATTTATGTTCTTCTCTTATATTATGAATATTTTCCTCATTATAATTTGTAAAGTATGATAGATCAACATTCAATAAAAACTTATTTTCTTTCATTTTATTATGATCTATTGGAGGAATCTTTCCACCACATATATTTAAAATACTTCTATTATTTAAATATTCTTTTTCTATACTTAAAGTTTTTTCCCTATATTCAGAAACTTTCTTAGAACAGTCCGTAGTTTTTGGGTAACCAGAAATTTCAATTTGCTTTTTCATTTTTTCCTTTCTCAATAATTGGTAAATTAAATACCAAGAGAGAAAAGGAGAAAACTCTCAAGGTATAAAATTTACCAATAGTGTTACATAAATTCTAAAACTAAGCTTTCAAAAAATGGTTTTAAATATATTTCATAATACTTTTCTTTGTCTATGTCATCAGTATCCATTATTCGGCTCATGGATTCTGTTATTTCGATTTGACCATATCTTTTTATAAACACATTAAATGTAGAGTCAGAAGAAGGGATACAATATAACAAAGGATCATTGGAAGTTAGGACTTCTGCTTTTAATTCAGACATTTTTTGAAAAATGGCTGTTTTATTTGCAAAATTTATATTCAAAATCTCTTGATATATTTTATCCATTTCAGAATATCTATGGGAAAGACCTTTTATCGAAATTGAATTATTTTCGGCTAATCCTATATATTTATCTCTTTCAGAAGATATGATAAATACCTGAAATGTTTTCCTTAGATCTAACGGAAGATATAGGTCCGTTGTCTCCTTTAATTTTTTACTCGTCAAAAAACCATCATATTGCCTTATTATTATATCGTCATCTGAAATATTATTTCTTAAAATATATTCAGAAATAGTTGATTCGGTTATTCCTCGTAAGACCGGAATCAACTTGGGGTTGTTCCTCATCATAAGACCTATTTGTATATTTCGGTTTGTTTTATCGTTTTTATCCAAGTGAGATATATCAACCCCAAGTTTTTCCAGAATACTATAATGGCAAGCTGTAATATCATATAAATAGATATTTTGTAAAAACAGCTTGCATTTATTGTTTATATTCATTTATTTCAACAAAGAAATTAAAACCCCATCAATCTGAATCTGATGGTTTACATCAATTGCATCATAATACCTTTTGAGAATCCATTCAATTGTATCCTTCATATTTTCAAGTTTATCCTTGAATTTAACCGACTGCTTGTATAGAATCTGTAAATCCTCAAGCTTTGTCTTTCCATTAGCCTTTTCTGTAATGGCTGCAACATCAGGTTCAATAATATTAATTGACTCATCCTTCTTCTTTAACTTCAATTTTGCATAAGGAAGAAGATTTTCGCCAACAGGAGTACAGAAAATAACTACCGGACCTGTTTTGATGGAATAGGTTTTAATATAAATTTCATCAGAGAATTTATAAATAATCCTGAATAAGTCTTCCTTAAAGAACTTAAAATGATGAAGAGGAAGATCCAAAACTTTAATATCGGCAACATTCTTTACAATGAAAAGATCCTTCTTTACTTTCTCTTCTTCCATATCTCCCTTAACGTTAGGAGCCTTAAAGCCAATGGAATTACTTGAATCAACGTCAGTAATCGAAATCTTAACTTTTGTAATATCACTTGTTGTCGGTAAAAGAGCATTATTAGCCTCAACCCAATCAGCAAACAATACCAGCTTAACTACATTTGAACTTGTTGCCTCTGTAGCTTCTGCTGCTTCTTCAACAGGTTCTGCCTGAACTTCTGGTGTTGCTGCTGTTTCTTCATCTTCCTCTAATGACCTTGATGCTGTGTTTAACATTTCCACTAAATTTTCTCCAACCATACTAAATCTCCTTTTCTTTTTTAGTAACCACTTGAAAATGGTTTACATGTGATCATTTTTTTGGTGTTGTGAATATAAGTTATTACAAACTTATTTTCATCAATCATAAATTTATTACCCACATCTAATTTAATTTCTCTAAGTTCATTTACTTGTTTTTGATAGGGGGATGCTGAAAATCTTTCTTTATCAACACTAACCATAGTGACTTCATATTCAATATCATTTACGAGAAATGTTTTTCCTTCTTCAGGAAGCTTTATTTCCATTTATCATTTACCCCCTCTTCTCTCCATTTTTCTACATCAATTATTGTGTATGTTTCCAATGCTGCTCCTGCTAAAGCCATGATTTTAATCAAATGTTCATAAACTTCAGCAGGAGCTTTTTCCTGCATATGACTTTCCTTACAAGCAATAAGCCATCCAGGCAAATCTCTTACCCATTTTTCACTATATGAACTTTTTATTTTATTTATATAATTGTCAAGAAATACAATAAATGATGCAGTATTTAAAACTTTATCATCTATATACTCACCAAAAACTACTTTTTGATATTCTCTCTCTTTCTTATATAATTCAATAACTTCTTCACTCTTCATGAAATTTAGTCCTTCTTTGTTGAGTCATCATAGAATGAGTCAACATGAGTTAATCCATCTCTCCTGCTATTATAATATGAAGTCAATCCTCTTGTAACTGTAAAAGATGCTTTTTCCATTCCATCTTTAGTTGAGTTAAATGAAGCTGCATTTCCAGCAGAAATATTATGAACACTTGCATATTTCTCAACATCCTGATTTGCACCCAAGAATGTGATAGTCCATCTTTTCGTATCCTGAACTTCCTTAATCAACTTTGCTAAATTTTTATTGTGCATTCCGGGATATTTTTTAGAATAATTTTCTTCTCCATCAGTAATAACAACCAATAAGAATGATGTATTAGGATCATCTTTATCTTCTACTGTATTCAATTGCTCGATTGTATAAGCGATAGCATCATTTAATGCTGTCAGCCCATGAGGACTATATAATTCACAATCAAGAGGTTTTAGAGACATTTCAGATTTATTTAAAAATTTTGGATGTACATTATAGCTAAATGTTACTAAACTAACTGATGTATCCATATCATGAGAATTATCTTTAATAACCTGAATCTGCTCATTAAATGCAGAAATTGTTTCATGAATAATTGTTCCCATTGACCCTGATTCATCTAATACAATTCCAACGTAATTCTTTAGCTTACCTTTTCGATTATCATACCCAATTGCAACTTCCTGTGTTGTTTCATAAAGTCTCTTTTTAATTGAAACTCCAGTCTTTCCAACTTCTGGTTGGAAAAGAATAACCCTATCCCACTTTGTTCTTTTTCCCTTTTCAGTATAACCTTCTTCCCAATCTACATTCTTCAACCATGCAGGAAGTCTATTATGACCAAACTTATGATATGCATATTCAACAGTTCTTAAAGCAAAAGTCAATTTGCTTGAAACATTATAAAGAAGATAATTTCTTTTATTTGTTAACTCAACCAAATTTTTCTTTGTGTGCTTATATTCGGGATATTTAGTATCATTATCAGGATATTCTAAATCTACTTCAAAAGAGAGAACCTTAATTTTCTTAGTTTCTCCTTTTTCAGTCTTAGGCCATTCCTTAGGCTCATCTTTTACAGGATATTTAACACCTTCATCAAGCATAGCCTTAATTTCTTTATAATAATATCCTGCTTCTTCCTTAACTCTGTTCAAAAGAGCTTTTGTGATAAAATAATGCTGACCAAACATACTTGACCACCTATTTGGGTGAACAAATGTTGTAAAATCAATTTTATTATCAACAACCATATCATTTTCAAGTAAAAACTTATTCTCTTTTGCCGTCGGAATGAATCCTAGATTTTTAAACCCTTCATACCAATCTCCATCTAAATCAGTGATTGAGAAATTCCTATATTCCCCAACTCCATCAACATTAACAACATTCATATCTTTAATACGAATAGAGAAAGAGAAAACATTTTTATTGGCAGTAAGACCAATAATCTGACCATGACGATTATCAGATGATAATACAACTTCTCCTTCCCTTAAAGTTTTACCTCTCATACCCTTATACTGAGGAATATTGATTACTGCATTCCTTTCAGCCAACTCAAAGAGAAAACATGCTAAATCTAAATCAGTTCCAACATATTCATCATTAATATAAGCTGGGCCTGGTTTCCTTTTACTCATATCGTAACGCCACCAAGAAACAACCTCACCAATAATATTATCAATTGGATAATTCCTATCCATGATCGCCTTCATTGTTGGATTTTCTAAGATAGTTGTTAATGTTTCTGCTACTTTTTTTGTCTTTGCCATTTTTTGTCTTTCCTTCTTTTCTTCTTTTCTTCTTTATTTATTTACAAATTTCTTGTTCACGAATTTTCTTCATCAAAAGAACATCCAAATTTTTATATTATTACCAATTTATATGAAATAGAATATAATAGTTAAAATATCCATCCGGATGTTTTACGTCTCGATACATAACTTCTGGAAATTTAACTCCACATGTTTTTAGTTCCTCATTTATTTTTTCCTTAATAGATTCAGGCATATATGTCCAATTTTCATCAGGATAATATCTATGATAAGAGTCATTATATGCATCATAAAAATCACCGATATACTCTTTTATATCTTCGGTTAAATCTAAAGAATCTAAATCAACAACTGTTATATCTTGAACAACCATAATTTCCTCCCCACAAATAATGAAATGTGAGTGACAATCGTAAAATTAACCTTTAACAAATATAACAATCAAAAACCTTATACCAACCATCGCCAGATGACAAAAAACAACAGTTCTCTATGAGAATTATAATATTTCCAGCACAAAGGTTTACGGCACGATTAATCCAGATATAAAAGTTTATATTTTACGAATTGTCACCCAAAACCTTCTATTCTAGAGGTTTCAAGAGGTCACTCACATCAACAGTCAAATCAGGAACATCAGTGATTGCATTTGCTTGTTTAATTTTTGCATCTGATAGATAAAGAAAATTTTGAAGTTTTACAATTTCAGAATCAACTTTTTTTACATCATACTGAGGTTCTGTTACTTTTTCATTCATGTTCATATATCTATCTTTGGTAGATACATGATTTCTCAAACCTTTTAGTTCATTTACCCTATCTCTAACTACCTTCATCAACGACAACAATTCATTAATTTTCATAAAACAATTTCACTCCTATTTTTCTGTAGTTTATTCATTTCTTTTATAATAGAGTTTATCAAATGAGTATATGATAAATCTTTATCAATTTCCCCCCAATTTTCTCTTTTAAGAATAGATTTTCTATAATTAATCAATTTAGTTAATCTATCAATTCTTTTTCCATCTTTCGTAATTCTTGGTTTCAAATTATCAATAAATTCAATTTCGTCTTTTGTGGTAAACGTCATTCTTTCTGACATATTATTTATCCTTTCTTTGCTGTAATTATACAATTTTTTGGACTTAAACAATAGTTATCAATAGAAATTCTACCATTTACTTTATGCATCAATTCAGTGCTCCATAGCATATATTTTCCAATTTTTTCTCTCACTATAGGTGGATATCTATGAATATCAAAGGTTCCATTGCAACATGGAATCAAAATTAAATATTTAGCTTTAGAGTTCAAATATATATCACAAATTCTTTTTGCTAAATCCCCACAAGAATGAATAGCAGTTACAATACTATCTTCTGGAATTGTTGACTCATCAAATTGATAAATATCTTGCTCTAAATATTCAAATCTCTTAACTTTAAAATATTTACGATCCCTTAGAGTTTTATCCACAGCTATTGCATTTTTAACTGGAAGAAGATGAACAGATAAAATTGAAGATAATGCATTCCCAGCACAAAAATCATATACTGTATATTTCATTGGATAATTTAATGTAATAAGTCTCAATTTTTTTATCATAGTTACAGCTTCAGTTATTTCTTTTGAAGCCTTATGTCCTAGTGGATTTACAACATTTAAAATATCACCAGAACATCTATAGTTTAAAAATTCTTCAAGGTATCTATTCATTTAATTAATCCCATAAAGCAGAAAAATGTTTTTCTAATAATGAAAACATTTCTTTGTTATGATTTTCATAAAGTTCCTTTTCAAAAGGATATTTATCTAATATACCTTTATACTCTTCGAATTTTTTACTTATATCGTTTAAAACTTTTATCCATTCATCAAATGATTCTACTGTATGAGGATATCCATGAGATTCTTCTGATAATTGTTTACATCCTTTTGAAATTACTTCTGCAAGATAATAATCAAAATCCCAAAGATCTCTATCAGAATATCCTCGTATTCCTCTTTGAAAAAACCATTTTATTTGATATGGATACATCCTTATTTTATTTATCCAAATTCTACGGAACCACCAATACGAATCTTCTACTTTTGATTTTATAGGGTGATTCTTTTTCCACTCTTGCATTTTTTCTGTATAATCATCTGAAAATAAATCTGGTTTTTTCATAACAGACCTGCCTGTTTTAAAATTATTGTTCCAACTCTTCCCATAACATTTTTTGAAAAGAACTGAGATACAAATCTCATAGTTGCTACTTTATCCTTTTTAACATCAAATCCTTTTTCTAAAGCTAACTTATATACTTCATTGACTTTCTTTATAACATTTATCTTTTCAGTAGCTTGTACCCATATTTTATTGATTTTATGAGAATTTTTAGTTAATAATTCTTCTGGATATTCTTCATCTAAAAGTTTCTTATAATCGTCAATTGTAGGATTTTCATTAGATTCAAAGACATTCATAGCTGTAGTCATTAAAGATAAAGATGGAATAATTCCCGATGCTGACCAATGGATTCTTTCTATTTCCTCTGGTTTACATTTGAACATTCTCCATTTTAATTCATTTGTATAAGCATACATAACCATTCCTTCAATAGTTAGTGTTTCCTTATTTTTATCTGACATGACTCCTCTAAGATTATTGTATAATTCCGTTAAATCTGTTTTTTCGGTTGACGAATAACACCAAGGAATTTTTGTGTTTACAGATAATTTTAAATCTCTAACAGGGGTTAGCTTAGAATCTTCTCTTTTTACACCAAACAGCAATGAAACCTCCAATAAACATGGATAATTTATTGTTATAGGATTTCTTTGACCATAAAGTTCAAACGATAAGTTGTAATCTGGATTATCTTCTATTACTTCCATAATCCATGAATTATTTGTCATATATTCTACCCACATAGATCTAAAATCTGAAAATCCAGAGTCCAGAACAACTGCGGTTAATCTTGTTTTAAAAGTCAGATAAGTTTTATTTTCGAAAACATATTTATATGCTAAAATATTTGTTCCGTCTAATTTTTCATAAAATTGGAACAACATGACCTCTGGCCAATCAAAAACACCATTTCTATTAAAAGGATATTCTAATTTTGGAGTTGCCCAAATTACTTGCTCTGTTGGGATATCATTTATAGAAAGTATAACTAAAGCTCCATATCTATGGTCAGACTTTCTACAAATAAATCCTTCTAATTTATTGTTATTATTGAATGTATCAATGGTAGAAAATTTATTTAGTTCATCTTTTTTCACGTCTAGTAATTTCATCGCAACTTCTATCATTTTTATCACCCCTTAAATATTTTACTTTTTTTAACACTTTCAAATATTTTTTCTGCTAAGTCTAAATTAGTTTTAAATAGTCCCTCTATAAAAAGACAGTCTTCACAAGTATCATTTATTGCAACTTTCAATGGTTTTCCACAATATTTACAGTTTATATAATCCATTTGTTTCTCTCATTATAATACTTTTAATATTCTCTACAATAGCTTCTGAAATAGTAGGAAGGTATGAATATTTTTCTTGTTTCAGTAAAATTGCATTTATGACTCCTTCTAGAATATCATCTATATTAATTTTATCAAAAGATGATGTTTTAGTTATAGAAAATGAATATCCTGACATAAATATAAGTAACTTTCCAGATTCAGTTACATAACCTAGTTGGCTCTTTTTATCTCCAAATTCAATATTTTGGAGACCAAAATTTTCTTTATATTTTTTATCCAGTTCTGGGTTCATAAATTTATTCAAAATCCTTTTTTATAAGTAGTAGGTTCCTCTAAATCCATTAGGAATTCCTTTCCAACAAATTGATATTGCATCATTTGTATGTAGACTTTCCTCATGAATACATTTTACAATCCAATCATAAATATCTTTTTCATTGTTTAAACATTTTACAATTCTTCTAATGGAATCTTCTACAAATTGAGGATTTTCAGAAGCAATTCTAGCCACTTCTTGTTCATCCATTCTTCTTAAAATTGGATAAATATTATTTGCGACTGATTCTTCTACCCATTTTATGATACTTTCCAACCAAATTAAATTTTCTGGTTTAACTTCAATCAAAACATCAGCAAAGCTTCTTTGAGCATGAGGAAAACCATATAATCCATTTTCAATTAGATTTTCACATAAAGATGCACTACAAGGGCAATAAGATGCATAAGGAACTCTAACTTTTTGAAAGAATCTAAATTCATCATGATCAATTTGACCAATAAATGAACATTTGTAAAATTGTGGGTATACAATATGACTTTTTGGGGCCATTTTATTGATAGGCATTTCAAATTCAAATTTTATATGACTATGATCTGAATCTGTTTCAACAGCTACTTTAAACTCTTCTAAAATATTTTTTATAATATCATGCTTTAAAGGCTTCTGTAGATACTTTATAAGAGTTCTTAAAAGCATGCTCATAGAGATTCCTTTTATATCCTCTCTAAGATCGGTTGTCATAGTAACATTAGCAATTAACGAATGACTTCCACCATATAAAGAATCCAATAGAAATGGAACTCTAACATTTTGAACTCCAACTTGATTTATATAAATCTGATGCTCAGGCTTCGTTGTATGTTGAATGTCAGGTAAATTATCACCCATATTTTATTCTCCTTTAAATTACTAAGGATGGGGAAAATTATCTTCCCCATCCTTTTTAAAAATTATTTTTCTACACCAATTACAGTTAAATAGTCATTTAATAACGCAACGCTTTCAGGAATAATAACATCTCCTTCTTTATCCTTAAAGAATTCTGATGCTATAACTTTTTTAATATGCTTATTTTTTAAATCTATACAATCTGATTTAACTGTAAGAGATTCATAGAGATTTTCTAAACCATCATGAGAGATTATACAAGCAACTTCCATTTCTCCCATTCTTTGACCACCTTTATTTTTTCTTCCTCCGTATGGTTGCATTGTTCTTCTTGCATATGAACCTATTCCCCTAGCAGCAAGTCTGTTTTCAGCAATATGAACCATTCTAAAGAAATACATAAATCCAACTGAAATTTCATGAATATCAATGTTTTCTATTGGTTCATGAATTGTAAATTCTGTAGGAGTTTTCGTATATTCACATGCTTTCAAAACCATTTCTCTACTAGAAGATTCAAAAGGAGGTTGAATAATTGTCAAATCGAAAATAAACTTTGCATCAATATCAGGTAACTGAGATTCAAATTGTTTATAATACCAATTATCTTCAGTATTATCTATAATCTTAATATAATCCAATATATATTTTTTCAACTCATCTTGAGTTTTATTTTCTTTTAACATAATCAACAAATTTCTTTTTAGATCATATAGAGACATTGCAGAATGTAGTTCAAAAATTTGTCCAACATTCATTCGAGATGGAACTCCAAGAGGATTTATACAAATATCAACATGTCTTCCATCCTCTAACATAGGCATTTTATTGTGAGGAACTATTCTTGAAATAATTCCTTTATTTCCATGCCTATTTCCAATTTTATCTCCAATATTAATTGGTCTTCCATAAAATCCAAAAATTTCAATATAAATTCCATTAATTGTTTCACCTTTATTTTTAAACTTTCCAACATTAGAAAACTTATCTAAATTATAATCTTTTATATATTGCTCAGCTTTCTTTTTAGGAAGGTTATCAAATAATACTCTCTGGAATTTCTTTTCATTTTCCTGTTGTTCTTTATTCTTTAATTCAACCCATTCATTGAATGTTGGAATATTTTCATTCCATTTATTTGCATAGATATTTACTTCTGTTATTAAAATATCTTTCTTAACAGTAAGAGAAACTTCTTCTTCAAAAATGGAATTATAATCAAGTGTATTTGTTGGAATTTGCTTTATATTAGCGTAGGATTTTCCTTTTCTAATTAACTCTCTTCTTTTTTTAGGATCTTCTGAAAATAAGTTTGGAGTTGGTAATGGTTTATATTTATCTGATTCCAAACTTAATAGAATTTTATCAGGGGATAATGTAAAAGATAAATCTTTATAATGAATAGATGTAAATACATCTTCTTTAACCAATCTATCAGAAATTACTATAGAATCTTCATAATTGTATCCATAATAAGGAACAACTGCTGTTAAAAGATTTTTTCCAAAATTTATATTTCCATTTTTACAATAATTACTTTCTGCTATAATATCACCAGCCTTAACTTGGTCCCCTTTTGAAACATAGACATTCATTACATCCATATTTTCAACATAGATTCTTCTATTTGAAATATCAAAAATATCAAAATCTCCATCATTATAAACTGCAATAACATAAAATGGATCAACGTAAGTTATTTTTCCTGTTTTTCTTGCTTTTTTTACAAATTTACTATAATCAGTATATAATCCTTCACAACCAGACTGAATCATTGGAGAATCAAATTCAGATAACATTATGGATTGTCTCATTTGAGATGAAGACATTTGTAATCTTGTTTGGTCATCATGCTCTAAAAATGGAACTAAAGAAACTGGAATAGAAATTGGAGATTTTTTAATTGTTTCTGTTGTAAATTGAAGATTTGTATCTAATGGTGTATTTGGAAGAAGACTTTGTAATACTCCACAGTTATCTCTATCTGGAGTATCTACTGGGCAAATTCTACCAAACATACTGGGCATAATATCTCTTAAATATTGAGGAACATTTTCTCTATCAAATCCATTAGGACCAACCAAACTTGTGCGACTGAGTTTTGTTAGTTCTTCAATAGGATTTATCGAAAAATCAAATTGTACAATATCAGAAACATTGCACTCCGATAAAATTTGTGTAGAATTTATACTAAATTTCGTTTGTTTAGAATTTCTATTTGCCATACATAAATCAAAGACAGCTTTAGAAACCTTTGATAAAATTACATATTCAAAACATCTGATTCTTTTATTTATAAAATCTGTATCATCATATCCTCCAGATTTTATAACATCAAAAATCTCTTCTAATATATTTCCTGTTTTGAAGAATTTAGCAGATGAAATATCAGTCTTCAAAATAAGGTCCAAAGCATAAATTAAATCTTCACCCTTATCTGTAGAATCATAGTTAGAAAAATATCTTCCCAATTCTTTTATGAAATCTTGTTGTGTATATCCTTCTGATCCTTCACAATAATCTTTTATATCAATAAGGAATTTATCTTCTAGTGTTTTTATTTCCTCTATTTTTATATTCTCAACATCAAATTTCTCTTTTACTTCATCTAAACCATAATATGCTAATACAACTAAAGATAGAGGAAGTTTTTTATTGAAAATCGATAAATAAACATATGGAGGTTCATTTTCATCACTAACCATTAAAGTTGCTACATTTGTTCTTATTTTTATTGTTTTTCCCCTAGTTACAATCGGGATATCAAACAACTGAAATAATGGAATCTTTTTTCTTCCACCGATAATAATATAATTTTCATCTACCAATTTTGGAATTGCCATTGATAGATCAACTTCATTATTTCCCCTTCTCAATCTTATAATGAGGTTATTTTTAAGAGTTTTTTGAAGCTCTCCTGATGAGAACTTAGATTCTCTTATCTCAAATTCTGAGATCTCAAAGCCTATTTCTTCAACAGGCTTTAAGATCTCTTTTATGTTTTTTTCTAATTCATCATATTCTTTTTTTCTTATTTTAAAAATATTGTTATTATCTAAAACATAGTTTGGATTTTTGATTTCCACTACTGGTGCACCTCCTGAGGTGTTAGTTAATCAGTTATAAATCCATGGGTCATCGTACATATTATAATCTGTAAAAGTCACTTCATCACAATAATCTAAATCTATTAAGATAATATGTAACTTATGTTTTGTGTCTGCTCTAGATACTGTTCTGGATGTTTCTTTTAAAGATTTTGCCCAAGGAATTCTTGTTTTTTTGTGATTCTTTGTTTTTGACATTTTTATTTCCTCCATTAATTTTAATGGAAGACAATTTTGTCTTCCTTCAATAGAAGACAAAAGCAAAACCTTTCATACTATTCTCCTTATATTTTATAATTTTCTATTTTTTTAAAATTTAATAGTTTCCAATATGATTCTCTATATCCATATCCTCCAATATGAACTTTATAACAGAAATATAAATTATTATTAATTAAACGAACTTCTCCATCATTGGCTTTTTCAATACTTTTTAAATTTCCACTTCTTAAAGTTTTATATTCCATATTATTTAGGAACCTCTCCTAATAATATTTTATCTAAAATTCCTTTGTAATGACCACTTTGAACAATCCCCTTTAAAATCTGTCTTTTAGGATTTGAAAAACCTAATCCTAAAATCCAACTTTCTTTTTCCGGTATTGTCTGAATACTATAATAATCTGGTGTTATTTTATCTCTATTTGAAAGCAATCTCCATTTTGTAAATCCTTTCCACATCATTTGAGAAACCACACATTCAAAATGAATATGTAAAATATTCCCAGTTGAAATATAAAGATCAAATAATCCATCAACTAGTTCTTTGTAATTTTTCTTTTCCTTATTATGAAATAATTTATTTGCAAATGCTAGATCCCCAACAATATCAGACTGTTTCATATCTTTTTGATCTTTTCCAACTTTTGCAACTCCGGATGTATGGAATGTTCTTAAAATCAACTGAGTTGATTTTTCTCCTAATGATTGTGCTGCAATTATACCAACAAATCTGCTATGAATATTTTTATATGAATCTCCATAACATTTATGACATAAAGTTTCACTTTTACAGAAAATAGGACTTCTTAATTTTATAACTTTTCCAACTAAACTTAAATAATTTTCAGATGTTATTTTTTCTAACTCATTTTTATCATTACAAAAATATCTAGAAAATAACATTTTTGCTTTCTTAGGAGTTTCTACAAAAACATCTAAATAATCTTTAGTCCCGCAATCATCTAAGTTTTCATCAATAGTTAAATTTGCGCAAGAGAAAACTAATTTTCTTGAAAGATATCCTGAATCTCCAGTATTGACTGCAACGTCTAATAGACCTTTTCTACATCCATAAGTTGAGTTGAAAAACTCTTGTTGTGTCAAACCTTCTATTAAACTATGCTTTATTGGAGTTGTTAAGATATCTCCACTAAAATTTGAAATATATCCTCTTGTTAAAATAATCTGTCTAACTTGATCCCACTTTCCTCTAGCTCCAGAATCAATAAGATATGAATATTTAAAGTTTTGTCTCATTAAATCTTCTGTTTCTTTACTGGAAATAGCCATTAATTGATCTTGAATATTTTCTGATTTATAAATATCTTCTACGATTTTATCAAAGTTCTCTAAATTTATATTTTTAAGAGACATTGAAGTTCCAAAAACTGTTGAATATTTAAATCCAGTATCTTTTACACAATCAAGAACTTTCGCAATAACATCTTCCGAATATCTATTATTAATATCATCAAGAATAGACGATAATTTATCTTTATTTATTGAACCTTTTATAAGCGGATAATTTTCAGGTAAACACTCATTAAATATTTTCTGTCCTAATGATAATTTTTCTCCTTTATATTCAACCTCTTGAGAATCTATTGTTGTTAGCATATAAATTCCCAAAACAATGTCTTGAGAAGGAGTTGTGATTAAACGATTATCGGAAGGATCAGTTAAATTTTTTGTAGAAATAAACCTATCAAGTACTTCTTGTTTTGTTTTTTCCGAAATTGGAATATATACAGCCATTTGATCCCCATCAAAATCTGCATTAAATCCGGGACAAACAAGTGGATGTATTTTTATAACTTTATCTAAAGAGGTTTTAATTTTAAAACCAACCATACTTAATCTATGCAATGATGGTTGTCTATTCAATATACAAACCTCATTTTTAACAATTTCTTGACAAATATCGAATAACGATGGGTCGGACATATCTATACATTTTTCTACAAAATCAATAGCTTGATTCAATAATTTGAATTTTCTCAAATCTATCAATCTTTTCGATATTTGAATTTTAAATAATTCTAAAACCATCAAATACGGAAGAGAACATTCATCCAATTTTAAACTTGGTTCAGGAACAATGACAGCTCTTCCTGAAAAGTCAATTCTTTTTCCTAGAATGTTTCCTCTTATTAATCCTTCTTTTTTGGAGAGTTTTACAATAATATGTTCATATAATTCATTAACATTTTTTTGTAACTGTTTGAAATATGTGTAATAAATTTTTTTATCTTTAACGATTTCTAATGTTGTATTTTTTATAGTTTCTTTTAAAGTTATTATTTGTTGATAATACCTATTAATTTTATCGACTACCTGATTATTTTTATCGGCACCTTTAGCCATTGGTCTTAAATCAGAAGGAAGAACAATTATATTTTTTATCAATAACTTATGAATATTGTCCTTTACCATCTTCCATTCTTTAATTCCATCTTTTGCTAAATCACCAGAAATTGTATCTATCATTACATAAATGGCTTCCATTCTTTCAAAAGATTCTTTTCCTTCAACTTTTGTTTCAGAAATATAAAAATCGCTTGTTCCATCATCATTCAAATCTTTTATAAGAATACTTTTTTCACTCTTCATTAAGTCATCGATAATTTTCTTTAATTGATTCCCCCCCAAATTACACAGTAAATCATAAAATAAAGGATTTACAACTGAAAATGGTAGAACAATTTTTCCAAATCTTCTTCTTCTTTCCAAACTATTTACGATATCTACCCCACATATCTTACAACTGCTACCTGAATTATGAGCACCATGATATGTTCCACACTGACATGTATAATTTTTAACCGGACCGAATATTTGTTCAGAAAATAAACCTGCCGGGTGAAATCTCCTTTTGTCTAAAAGTTTAACAGTTGAGACTTCTTTCAAGTTTTCACAAAACTTGTCAACATCTAATATTCCAGGCATTTATAGTTTTTATTCCTCTCTTTTTATAGAATGTAATAAAACATCTGCTAAAAATTCTATATGAAACTTTATCTTCTCAGAAATAAGTTTATCTAAATCAGGCATTAGAGATGAAATTATTTCCTTTATTTCTTCTGTTGTTAATTTTTCATTAGAATCTTTAATTTTTTCATCTATAAGATCACAAATTTCTTTTTCAAATTCAGAACTTATTATACTAAACTTTTTCTTGGACTTTACTTTCATCCTTATCCTTTCTTAATTTATTTTGTATTTTATTTTTTCCAGTATCCATTAAATCAAATGATTTATCTTTTATAATCTCCTTTGTCAAATCAGTTATTTTTTCAATAATATTTTTTATTAGTGGTTTTAACTCTTTTACCGTATCTTCTACGATATTACTAATAATACCTTTATACTTTTCTTCATTTTTCAATTTCAAACCTCTATGTTTTTATATTTTATTTTATCCCAAGGCATAAAATAACAACTATCAAGATTATAAATAGAAATTACAAATTCTATCATTGTTTTTAAATCTGCTGTTAATTTTGATTTTATAAGATTTTTTGGAAGACAAAATAAATTAGTTCCTGGTTGAGAGTTTGGATGTTCCTGATACAATCTAACTTCTTCTAATTTATTCGCACTATCCAATTTTATATTATATTTTGTAATAAGTAAAGAAGGATTCACATATTCTATAATATATGGTTGTTGTTTATAAACCAACATTCTTGGAATTATTAATTTTTCAATAAGTATATCTTTTTCCATTATGCAGCACCTGTTTCTGGAATCAAAATAACGTAACATATTTTATTTTCAATTACCGGAGAAACTATATAATTATTAAAAGTAATTGGAAAATTCATCATAGAAAGCAATGACGTAGAAACATCATTTACATTTTTTAATTTGTTTTTTGGAATTATTTTAGAAACTAAAGGAAACTTTTTATCACCAAGACATATATTTAAATCAGATTTTTTATTCATTTCTATGATTTTTTGATTATTTTCGTAAAAGTTCAATAATCTATCAATTCCTTTTTTATCATCGTGAATAACTTCCAACTGATTATTATGCTCATCTAATTTTTCAGATATATTTTTAGACAAATAATCCAACTCTATTTTATGAACTAGGCGTTTATCAATTAAATCCTTCAATAAACCATTTGAAATAAACATTGAAAAATTGAATGTAGCAAACAATATATCATTTTTTGTCAATTTGTCAATATATTTTCCTTCATAATGAGATTGATATTTTGTATCTTTTCTACAATCAATTATTAAATATCTTGATGAAACATATAATCTTAAATCAATTTCTGGCCCTCTATCGTATGTGAAATCTCTACAATCTATGACCAAATTGCATTTTGGAATCTTTGTATCCCCTTCTTTGTATTTTGTTTTTAATAAAGTTATTTTTAAATTAGGATTTAGTTTTTTTATAATAGAATTTATAGCATCGGTTTTAAATTTTCCTATGTCATCTTTTTTATAGACAGAATGTTTTAAATTTGATGCATCTACAATATCATAATCAATTAAAACTAATTCTTCTACAAAATCTATTTCGGCTAGGTTTTTAGATAGGAATCCACCTATAGTACCCAAACCAATGATTGCAATTCTTTTATACATATCCTCCATACACCTTTGTTCTTTTATTTATAAAAAATTACTTGGAGGAGCTCATCATTGATAATATCTCTGGTAAATTTTCTTTAAAAAATATTAACTCTTCTACTGTCAATCGTCCGGAAGATGAATAACCCACGGTACCATCTTTCTTTTGATATGCTCGTGATATGGCTAATTTTTTTGGCCCTTTATTATAAGAGAAAATAGAGAACATCAATGAGGAACCATTTTCGCCTTTCATTTCATACATTTGTATTAATTCATCTTTATTTTGATTATACATAATTTATCTCCAAATTTTGGGTTGGAGAGTAAAATCTCCAACCCAAAATATATAGAAGTTTCTACTTCTTAGAACCAACAATCCTCTTTTCCTCAAAGGTCAAAATAGGACGAAACTCTGACTTATAGCTAAATAACTTTTTAGTTTCAAAAACAGGAGCTTCCAAAGGAATACTAATTTTTACTGCATCCTGACTTCCTTTATGAGAAGAATTCATTTCATAATATTTTAATGATGCTTCTTGACAAATACAATTGAAGTCTGAAGAAGAAACTAAAATAAACTTATCCATTTTATCGTCCAACTTTTTTCTTGCTGGATTAATTTCTTCGCTTGTTTCCTGATTTACAATGGCTTTTTTAGCACGACCTAATGCAATGTTTCTACCAACTGACTTTTTATGAGCATCTTTCAACGAACAAATTGCTACCCCTCGTGCCAGAACTTCATCTCCATCAATTAAAAGACAAACAGTACAAATATTTCCAAACACTCTTGAAGTTACATAATAATACTTAACTTTTAAATTTTTATTATCAACTAATTCTTTCATATGAATCTCCAATTTTTTATTAGGAGGGGGTTTGTTCCCCCTCCTTTTATCATTTCCTTTAAAATTAGCAGCCCTTGCGGCCACCGGTCTTGAGGAACTCTAGGGAATCACTACTCTTGAGGATATAAGTATCCTCAACCTTTTCACCATTAACAACACCAATGCTCAGCTTGTCAATATTTAGAACTTCCCTTAGAAACTCAGAAACTGCACCAACAGACTTACCAACAACATGGAAGTTTCCACTTGCTGCACCACAGGAAACAGTCACATATGTCTTATACTTCTCACCACCTTCGCCTGTTGTGTTCTTGAAACTAGAAACACCAGCAACAATGGAAGAAATCTCTCCAGGAACTGTAGGATTTGAAGTGGGTTTGTTAAGAGACACTGTAGATGAACAACCGCAGGATGATGCAGGCTGCTTAGAAGCAGGTTTCCTCTTGGATGCCTCATACTTAACGATTGCATCAACAATAACTTCCTTTCGGGCCTTTGACATACCAGCAATTCCATACCTAACACACATTTCACGAAGTTCCTGATTGGTCTTCTCATTTAGCTCTGATACTGTATTCATTCTTCTTTTTCTCCTTATTCTCTCTTAGTTTTTTGTTTTTCTTGTTTTTGAATCTGCTTTCATTGTAACCATGTCAAAATACACTTCCGAAAATTTAAAATTTCCTTTTAAGACATTATAAAATGTGAATGCCATAAAAGTTGCCACTCCCAAATTTGTAAAGTATAGTTGTGGCTCAGAGTTATGTAACTCTTCGCAAGACATTTCCCCAGGTAATTTATCTACTGGGTTTTCAATCTCTGGATGATAATCAGTCAGAGATGGGGTTAGGTTAACTCCCTCCTTTCTTATAAATAATTGTACATTTCCGTCTGTCAATTCATTTCCACCTGATATTATAATTATATTTTTTAATGTTTTTGCTTGATCACTTACCAATTTTCTTGTCTTATGATTATCAACGCCTAAAAATACGATATCGTCCTCACATATGAAAACTCTTTTTGTTTCATCATCGATGAAATATGGGTATGCTTTTAATTCTAAATTATTAAACTTCCTTTGAAGTTCCCTACATTTTGATTCAGCTTTATTTCCATATGATTCAAATTCTTGTCTTTCAGTATTCTTTTCTTCGTAATAATCACCATCAATTAAATTTACTTGTATTTTTTCATCTTTAAAAACATTTGAATTAAGATATCTGCACAATATATTACTCAGAATTCCGCCAATTCCGCCCAATCCAATTATTTTTATTTTCATTTTTTAAACTCTCCAACTATCCAATCCAATAGAAGGGATCTAAAAGTCTCAAATCATCTCCATCAATTTCATTATCCAAAGAAGTTTCGGAAGGAATATTTAAAACCTCATTTACGACTTCATTTCCACTTGATTTATAATTTTTGAAGATGCATGAGTCACAAGGATTCTTCTTTTTCTCTTTTTTATCAACTACCACAGACCCATGGCCAGCAGATTTTGGAGAAAAATGTTCATGCCAATTAAATGTTGTCTGACCTGATTCACCTCTATAAATATATGATGGTCTCAAATCTTCAATCATTTCAATCCAGTTAGGATCACATTCTTTTTCTGAATCAGGAACATCGACATAATAACCAAGATGACTTTTCACAACTGAATTATATTCTTTAACACCATCAATTTCAATAAAAGATGGTCTAAACATTTGTGGTGAATAATTAGAATATTCGACCAATTCCAAATCATAAACATAATCAATTGGATCAACTGTAAATCGTACTCCATTTACTACAATGGACGCTGTAATAGATGGCATTTCTTTATTATTATCACCAATTGTAATATGAAGTCCATCGAAATGTTCTTCATCCTTATCATCAACACCAGAATGAAATGCTGAAAATCCAGAATGACTATGAATATCACCAATTAATGTAAATCCTTTAAATGTAAGTGCATTTACGTACTCTAGACCAGCAGATGAAACCTTCTGAAAAGGAACATGCAATTTATATCTTTTATTCTTTTCATTGTAATATAGTAACACAATTGCTTCTGAATGAAATTTTTCATATACCTGTTTGAAGAAGGAAATAACCTTAGCAAAATCCTTTCCTGGAATTTTACCTATGTTCATTTTAGCGTAAGGTGTTGCTGATTCCAAAATAGAAATCTGTTTTACTGGAGTTAACGATTCAATTAATCCTAATTTCTTTTTAAGATACAATCCATCTTTAGCTAGAATATAATAAATATCATCATCAGGTAGTTTTTGCTCCCCATCTAAATGTATAATTTTAAAACCTAAATCCATTTTATTCACCTTACCTTATTTTTTAGAGCGCGCTCTTTCATCAATAAATAAACTAAAAGGAACTCCAAAATAATTAATTACTTCTGTAAATCCTCCATGATAATTTGGAGCAACATAATATATTTTATAGTTTAAATTATCCCTTTTTCCTAATCTTGGAAGCGGAATAGTAGAATAGAAGCCATAATTGTTAATTCCATATAAACTTCCAAGTCTTTGTAAACTTATTGTTTCTAAACATTTATAGTAGTTATTTACAAGTTTGAAGTATTTGCCATCTAGAATCATATCACCTGGCTGAATTTTAAAAGGAACTTGAGATAATTTTGTAGTTTTCAGTGATGAAAATTTCTTATCTGATTTTGTAATAAATTTGAATCTCTTTAAGTTATCTTCATCTGCCCAAATAGTATGTCCATTTGAACATAAAATTACTGGAGCAATCCCTCCATCTGTAATGATTCCCACAACTTCATATGTATCTTTTTTTGGAAATAGAGGAATACTTGTTTCTAAAGATTTAATTTTAGTTCCTTTTTCAAAAATTCCTTCACCTAAAGTTATTTTTCTAACAGACCCAACTAAGATAAAAGGTTTTGTTGTATTAAAGTTAATATATGGGAATGAGGATATATTATTATTTTCATCAACTGTATCTATCCACAAAACATCATCCAAATATGTAAACGATTTTATTGTTCTAACTTTAATCATTTCTTCTAAAGGAAGATTTCCATGATAAAAAACAACGTTGTCGCCTACTGAGAATGAAATATCTAAATTAAATGAATCAATTTTTAAGGTATCATCTCTTAAAATATTATCCAAAATAAATTTCTTTTCTTCTGGTGTTAGAGATAATCTCATTATTGATTCTGGAGGATATGTATTACTATTTGATAAAATTCCAAACCCATTTTGTAGTTTTGCAAGTGTTAACCCTTCTCTTCTGCATATCAACTCATTTCCAATTCTTAAAACATCAAAAGTTTCTAAATTTTCAATTATTTTATATTCCCCATTTTGGTTTATAGTTATAGTTGATCCATTAGTTATTTTGAATATAAAATTAATTTTATCATTGTCTAAAAAATCTATATGTGAAAATGTGACTTCTAAAATTCTTTTTAAAAAGTAACTATTGTCTTTTAAAAGATAATATTTATTTCCCTGTTTTAACTTTACTCCATCTAACTCAATATTTTCCATATCGAATAATTCTATAGTATCAGAAAAATCTTTTGATGCATAGAAAAATGACTTTCCACAAGAAATTTCAATTTTGTTGTCTCTTGTTTTTCTTATTTTATTAACTTGCCTTATAATATATGTTTCGGTGTCTATTTTAAATAATTTTAAAACAGACCCCTCAGAAACAACATTTCCGTTTTTATCAAGAATTGTTAATTTATCATCTTCCTTCCAATTTTTTACAATTTCATTTTTAAATGTATTTGTGACCTTAAAAGACTTCAAATCTCCGTCTTCATCTTCTGTAATAAAGTAATAACATGAATTTTCTACATATATTTCTTCAATATAATATTTCTTCTTATCATCTAAAATAAATTCGTCTCCAATTGAAAGATATATATTTGGAGTTTTAGATGATGAATTATTATAAATAGCAATAGTCTGAGAATGTTCATATTCTCTACTATATCCAGTAGTATTATTTCTAGAAATTAAATCATACAATTGATTAAAACTATTTGATCTTGTTTGATAATGTTGAAGTTCACTTTTTAAAGTTGTATTGCTTTTGTTCCAATTTACACTAAAAATGAATAAAGGGTCAACCTTAGAAAAATGTCTCCACATCATGAAATAATAAACTTCTGGAATTTTTTCATATAACTGATATGACGATATAATATCATTATTAAATTCATTATTCCAAAACATAGACAATATAAGTTCAGCTCTTTCATTTAATGACATTCTATTCACAGATTCTGTCATTTCTCCTATACATACCGATCCATCTGTACTAACATTTAATAAATTGGTAGTCAATAGATAATCATCTAAACTTTTTAACGGATGAACTCTATAATATACTTTAAGCCCTTTAAAACAATCATAATTATCGAAATTTATAATGAATATCATATAAGGAAATGCTAATTGCATTCTATAAGGTCTTTTCTTATGTTCCTCAAAATATTCTTTACAACCGTATTCATCATATAGATTTCTAGATTGTAGAAATTCTTTTTCATGTTCCAAATCCATTTCAATACTAACTGTTCTTAGAGAAGGAGCTTCTTCAAAGATAAAAGTTTTATATCCTTGGCTAGTTTTATTAAATAGCCTACAATTTTTAGGAGTTAAATCTTGAGCACCGGAGTTAAATAACTCAAAAAATCTTTCTGTTGAAATTTTAGCAATTGGTTTTAATTCTTTTGATGTTTCATCATCTATATATTTTGAAGCATTTATTCTGGTATAAAGATCATTTATTGTTATTTCTGTTATAAGTTGTCTTTCAAAAATTGGATTATTTTTCTGAATTGGTTTTACCTTTTCAATAATCTCTTCTGATGCAATAGATTCAATTTCTATAGTATTTTCTTCATTTCCTTCAATTGCATTTTCATTAATTTCCATTATTCACCTCTTACAAAGGATAAAATCTCTGCAAATTTAATTAAAATATTTTTTGTAGTTGTTTCTTTAATAGGCCAAGTTCTGTATCTATTATAATTTCCTGCTACATTTTTACTTTTACTCCATAAAGATACAAAGAATATTCCTTTAAATTCTCTCTCTAAACATAAGAAATTTTCTTCATCATTTTTTTGTTCAGGAACATAAATACAAAGAAATATATTTGCCCCTTGAGGTTTTTCTTTATATATTTCTTCATTTTGTTTTGTTTCCTCTTTTTGAATGTCATCACATATTCTTTTTAGTTGTTCATCTAATTCAAATTTTTTAACTTGGTTTAGAAGATCCTCCAACATTGTCATGATTTTAACCCCGTATTTTATTAGCTGTCTCCAATAATTCTTTAAACTCCTTTTCTGAAAAATTACTAGAAAGACAAATATTAGTCATATTTTCCATAAATTTATCAAAGTCGGTTTCTATTAAATCTCCTTCTACCATAACCCCATTTGATCCATTTATATCAATCATGGAAAATTTTTCTCTTATTCGTTTAAAATTTATTCCTTGTATTCTTAAAATACAATTAGGTGCATTAATCCAAATTTTTCCTTCTGATGGGTTTAAGAGTACTTCTCCAAAGTATATATTCTTTTGTATCATCATTTTTTAAATATATCCTTTACTTGTCTTATAGAATATACTTTTTGATCTCCTGTTCTTATCCACTCTGTTCGATCAAAAGGAATACTTCTCCAACCCATTTTTTCAAGATCATATACTCTTAGAATTTTATGCGCTTTAATAAAATGTAGAATATCTTTTAAACTAACACCTTTTGGTTTGTCTGCTTTTGGAATTCTTGCAAAATTTAAAGTTGCCTTCATGATTCTATCAGAACCATCTTTCTTTTTAAATTTTATAAGAACTATATCCTCAGTTGTTATTTTTTCTAAAAAATCTATAGCATTTGTTATTTCATCCTTTTTTTCTTCTGCCATACTATTCCTTTCTTACATCTGAATGAATCAAACTATTCGAACTATCTTCATTTTCAGATATCATCTTACTCATTAAATAGCATGAATGATTGCATTTTTTACAATATAAACTTTTATCGTTAATGATACAATCTTTTAAAATTTTATTTACATTATTTTCTTCATTAAAAATATTTTCTATGTTTACGCTATATGGACTTATAGTTCCTCTAATTCTTAAACATAATCTTATACTTCCATCAGCATCAACACAAATATTATGAATATCTTTATCTATTCCACAATCTAAATCACTTGGTAATATTTCATATATTTTATCAAGTAAAGTATCTCTCATATGAATATTTAATTTTTCTGAAATTAAAGTATCCAAAATATCTCTAACTTCTTGATTTTTTGGAACTAAAATAGAATCATCTTCAACATTCGAAAAATCATAATATCTTGATTTTGAAATATCAACAAATGTTATATCGCTATTTATTTCACAATTAGTCAATACTTTAACAAGAGGATATAAATAATGTAGATTATCTCTGGTTACTGTTATCTCAGCTACCAAATCCTTTATTTTTCCTTGATAATCTAAGAGTCCACCTAACCCAGAAATACTTTTTTTATATGAATCTTTCATATATTTATTAACTTCAAACATTATTGGATCAACAGACGCTGTAAATCCTGAAATATATGAAACTTTATTTAAAAGTTGGTCTATCATAGGTTTAATTTTTTTAGTGTTATTGCTAATTATCGTATATGGGATTTCATTTTCATTACAATAATTAATAATTTCTGGCAAATCTTCTCTTAAAAATGGTTCTCCCCCATACCAAATAACAAATGCATTAGGATTATGTTTTTTCAATTTTTCTAAAAATCTAATAACTGCATCTGTTTTAACTTCATTATCCTTATAATATTTCATATTTGGATAATCCATTGGCTTGGCTTTATAATTCTTTATAATTCTGCAATAATCACATTTTAAATTACATCTTCTTGTTAATAGAAAATTCACTATTTGAATTTTATCCATTACCAAGGTTCTCCTTCAATAACTTCAATATTATCTTCAATAATGGCATCTTGATAAATTCCTGCATTATGTAAATAAAGTTCTGTTGGATTATCCGCTTCTGATGAACAGATAATTCTATAAATTCTTCCACCATTTTTTAGAATTTCTTTACATTTTTCTATATCTCTCTCATCAACTTCATCTTCAAGATTTTCAAGAGTTATAAGATCTAAGTCCATATTTAATAAATCTATTTCTACTTTTATTGTAATTTTTCTAGATTTCCCAGTTTTGTCAGCAATAATATAACTTGTAGAACTAGAATTTGTTACAAAATCTCTTTTCACTTTCATGAAATATTTCTCCTTTCATTATTTACAATAAACCTTATTTCTATATTGTCTTAAACTAATAGATTCAACTTTTTTATCTAGCCTATATCTTCCACGAGCTTCTGAAAATAAACATCCACTATTAGTTAGCATTAATCTATAACCATCTATTGTTGTTGGAATAGAGCGTTTTTTCTCATATCCAAAGTTTTCTAATAATTCTATTCTTGTTATCGTGTCTCCTATTTTCTTAGAATTTACATATTCTATAAATTTTTTCCATATATTTTCAGTACTCATTAATATCCACCCTCTGTATCAATTAATTCAACTTTTTCAGAATCTACAACCATATCATTCAAAATTCCCCATACACACAATCCTGCTTCTAAACAACTTCCCCCTTGATCTGATGCATGAAAAGAATAAACTTTTCCGCCAGAATTAAGAATATTTAAACCTTTCCTTATATATTCAGCAGTGTAAGGTTGTGAAAATCTCTGTCTCACATTATCTATAACTTCTTTTTCATTTAATAACTCATATCTTAAAACTTTAAAAAGATCAACAATTATTAGAGGGTTTTTAGAAACGATAATTTTTAATTCTTTAAGATCTCCTTTTAAGTCTCCTATGATAAAACTTGTAGATGAACTGTTTGTCACAAAATCTTTTTTTATTTTCATAAATCACCAACACACCGAGATAAGATAATTTCCTTCCTCAATTATTCCTCTTCTGCATAATTCAAGCAATGCAGCTCTTGTTCTATATAAAGTTTCTCCATTAATAAATTCTTTAATTTCTTCTTCTTCAACAGAACCTATTTCTGATACTTTAATTTCATAAAATAACTTTTCAGAATCATTAGAAACTTCCTCAGATTCACAAAAAGAATATTTATCTTCCAAATTAAAAAACTCTTTATTTATTAAATCGTCTAATTCAATATATTCTAACTCAATAACTTCAAATTTATGCATTTTTATCTCCTTACATAAATCTTAATACTTCATCAGCATCAAGTTGATCTATCTGTGTATGACTTATAATATTTATGGAATTTCCTTTTGTTAAAAGTCTCAAAACACCTGAAACATATTCAATATTTTTTGCATCTAGAGAATCAAATATTTCATCTAAAATAATAATATTACATTTCATATCCTGAGTTAAATTTTGAAGATCTCTTAAAGTCAAAATTGTCGCAATATCGACAACTCTAGTTTGGCCTCCAGATAATTGTTTTCTCTTATCAGCTTTTGTAACGTTATCAAAAACATTTATAGCTATTTTATCTTTGAATTCCCCATCTTTTTTTCTATCCATTGTATCAAAAGAAACAGAATATCTTCCACCAATTCTTTCTAGATACTCAGAAATTCTTTCATTCATGAAAGGAATAGCTTCATCTATAAGCATAGAAGGAATTCCAGACATAGAAAATCCAGATTTCCAAAAGTCATATATTTCTATATTTTCCTCTACCGTATCTTTTAATTTTTCTAATGATTTTAAAGAATTTATCAATTTTATAGCTTCTTCTTTATTCTTAACTAAAATTTCATCTCTAAATTCTTCACCCTCTTTATTTTTCAATAGAGATTTTTGTGTCTCTATATTTGCTTCATAACTTCTAATGAGATTTTGAATTTTTTCTTTAGATTGAATTTTAAAGTCTATATTTGTTTTTTCTTTTTCTAGTTTTGACAATTCAACATCCAATTCAACTGTTTTATTTTCAAAATCTGCATTTATTTCTATAACTATCTGGTTAAACCTATCAGTTATAGATTTTAAAATTGAATCTAAGTTTATCTTATTTTCATCAAATTCTACAATATATTTTGAGGATATTTCTATCTCTTTATTTTTCTTATTTATTGATATTGTCTTTAACTCATTTTCGATGGTTTCTATTTTTTCTTTTGTTGAATTTCCTTCTTTTTTCAAAGATTCAATTTCTACCATCAATTTGGATTGATCTTTTTCTTTCTCTTCAACTTCTTTTTCTAGATACCTTATATTATCTTTTCCAACTACTTGTTTACATGATGAACATATTACTATTTCTTTATCAAGAGAAGTTTTTAATTTTTTAATTACATCATCTCTATCTTTATATTCTTTTACCTTATCAGAATAATTTTTTCTTAAAAAATCAATGTTTGTTCTGAATTTTGAGAGATCAATATTCAAACAGTTTTCTTTAGATATAAATTCTTGAAGAGATTCATTTAACTCAGACTTCTTTCTAGAATCTATTTCTAATCTTTTTATAGAAGATTCAGATTTTACAAAATTATCCTTATCCTCTTTTTTAGTTTTAACATCTTTTAAATAATCATCTCTCTTATTTATGGCTGAATTTTTTTCATTTTTTAAATTATTTATTTTTAGACCTATATCTACTGATAATTTAGAATCTATACTTTCTAAATCTTTTAAGTTTTTTCTCTGGACTACCAGAATACCTTCAATTTCTTCAATCTTTTTTATTATATTTGAAGTATCTTCTTTTTTCTTTATATAAAATTGTTTTTTAGATTCTTCAAGATCCAATACTTGTTTTTTAATATTTTCTAATAGACCAAGATTTACTTGAAGTTTTATTTTCAGTTCATTCAAAGTTTCTTTTTCTTTTTTTAACATTTTAGATGCTTCATCATAAAATAATAGATAATTGTCTAAAATTAATACTTTTCTAAATATTTCTTTTTGATCTGCATCTCCTAAATCTGTAAAAAATGTTTTTATCTTCTGTCCAAATAATAGAGTATTAAAGAACAACTTTTTTGGAAATAATATAATATCTATTTCTGCTACAACTTCTCTATGACCCTTTTTTATCAAACTTCCATTTTTTGTAAGAAGAACTGTGTCTCCTAATTTTGAATGTTTGCAGTGACGCTCACATAAATAATGATCTGTTACACTTCCATCAGTTATCTTAAATTCAACAGATGTATAACAATTTTTCTTAACCTCATTATTTACAACATCATCTCCTTTTAATCCTGTTGCTGTTTCTCCCCAAAATGTATAAGGAATAGCTTGGAAAATAGTAGTTTTTCCTATACCATTTGGTCCTGTTATAATTATTATTTTATCATTTTCAAATGAGTATTCCATTCTATCTTTATAAAGACAGAAATTTTCCATACATACCTTTATAAACTCAACAATCCTCAATGTTTTCTCCAGTCTATTTTAAAATCTACATCTAGTATCGAAATTTACACTGAATGAATAAACTAAATCTAACTCTACTTTTTCATCTTCAACAAATTCATTTTCCAAAATATTTTCTAAATGTAATCCATAATACTTTTTTCCATCAAAAACTGCATCTGCTGTCATTCCATTTATAGAAATTTCTTTAAATCCAAAGTACTCTAAAAACTTAATAAATCCTTCATCGAGTTTTTTAGTTTTTTGAATTTCTAAAAATTCTTTCCAATTATATATAAACTCTCTAATATTTTTATTATCTCCGTTTACTTCAAAAATTAAATCTCTATCTGACATAATTACCTCTTATAATTTAGAAATGTTTGAAATTATTTCTAATCCTATTTTTTTATAAGATTCAATTTTACTTTTAGAAATATTTTGAATTTCTAAATATTTTTCCAACTTTTCTGACATAGTCATTGATGATTTTATTCCTCTATTTGTAACATCTTTTTCAACTTTATCAACTATTTTAAAGTTTTTAGATTCATCTAAAACATCAAAAACTTCAGATTTACAAATCTTAACTTCATGACCACAATTTTTTAGTTCTTTTGCTTTTTCAAATATTTCTCTCTGGTTCTCTTTAGTTATAATTAACTCAAAATATTTTTTATATCCAGTTGTCAAAATACTTTTACTGCGATATGTTTTTGTATCTATTACTTTAAACCTTTTTTCATCATTTTTTTCTCCCCAATCTAATTGAATTGCAGATCCAACATATGACAGAAAGGTTTTTTCATTATTCAAATCTTGTGGTCTATGATAATGTCCTAATTCAACAAATTTAAAATTTGCTAGATCGTTTATTCCTATACCAGAAACAATGGAAATTCCTGAGTTTAATTTTGCCTCATTCAGTCCAAAATGAGATATTAAATAATCTGCACTCTCTTTTTTAAAAAACTCTTTTGTTGAAAATTTCCAAGGAACAAACAATATGTTTTCAAATCTTTCAACATTATGAATTGTATGAACATTTGACTCTGAACTAAACGCTTTTAATCCAGATACAGAATCAGCAGTCATAGATGACATATCATGATTTCCATCTAGAAAGATAAAATCAATATTTTTATTGTTTCTTATTAAATCTAAAATCACAGACATAGCTACAGAATAAATAATACTTTTGTTGTGAAGAATATCTCCACCAACAACTATATACTTTATATTATGAAAGATAGCATATCCTATCATATTTGATAAAGTATTTATTAATGAATTTAATCTTTCTGGAAGTCCAGTTTTTACAACTATTTTATCAGAAGAATATCCAGAAAAATGTAAATCAGCAGTAAATATAAAATTCATAAAGGAATTCCCTTTTTTATTTTTTCTATCTCACTTTTGTAAAATGAAATTATTTTCTTTCTTAACTCAATTTCTTTTGGAATAAACTTCAAATCATTTTTTAATAGCTTTATTTTAAATTTTTCCTCTCCAATCATTTTATTTAATACATCTTCTGATGGGTCCTCTCTTTCATATTTTACATGCCATCCATAATTGGACCCAGAACCAGTTGATTCTCCCATTATTTCACAATCATCATCAGTAGGAGGTCTTTTATTTGGAAATATTTTGAATCTTATTTCTCTACCTCCTCTATATGTTTTTGTAAATTTATACCATTTCATAAATTTTCCTCTTTAATTATCTCAATAGCTTCTTCCTCAGAAATATTTTTTATTCCATTATCATTTAGCAAAAGAAATTTTATTGACCAATTTCTACTTTTATAAAATTTTAATCTTGGTTGTAATGTTATTTTTATATCATCACATCCAATATCAACTATATCTACAACTATAGGTTCTTTTTTTCCTTTTTTTGGTCTTAAAACTCTTCCACATAATTGTTCGATATTTCCAACTGGGCTAGATATTATCAAACAATCCTTTTTTACAGCATCAACCCCATCTCGTATTTTTGTCAAAGTTGCAAATGTTAATTTTTTCTGAATTGTATCGTTAGACGCTTGTCTTGAAAAACTATCTTTATCATCATATTCAGATAGTCTATTTATCTCATCTATTAAAGTTAACCTTTCCCCAACATATAAAATATCTCTGTCATCTTTATAAAATTTATCAATCAAATTTTTAGAAATCTCTAATAATCTTTTTGATTTATATAACAATTTAAGATATCTTGATCTTTGAAAGTGATTTCCCCAATAGATATATTTTTTATATCCTGCTGTACATACCTTCAAGTCAGTAAGAATTACAGTTATCCTACCATCCATAACACTTGACTTTCCATCAGGACTTACGATTGGCCCTAAATGATATTCCAATATATCTGTTGTTCCATCACCTCTATTGGGTGTTGCAGAAAGTCCAAATGTTATCTTTGCAGGAATATGTATCGAACATTCAGAAAATGATGGTGCCCCAGTTGTTGTATGAGATTCATCTGAAATTAAAATTCCAATTCCAGAATTTTTCAATAGGTTTAAAAAATATTCTCTCTTCCTTTTTAATAAAGAAACAAAAGCTTGATCCATTGCAACAATAACTGATTTTTGTAGACATTTTTCTACATTTTTTGATGTAAGTCTTCCTATTTCACTTTCCTTTATATTTGAAAATGCTAAAAATCCAGTTGGATCTTCCTTTGTTCCAGGACCTATCCATTGTTTTACTAATGTATCTCTATGAACTAAAATTAATGTTTTTTTCTTTAATTCAGAAACAACATAAACAGACATAACTGTTTTTCCTGAACCCGGCAGAGCTTTTATAATTCCATTGTTGTGAGTCATCATATACTCTACAGTATTTTTCTGTAAATCATCTCTTAGAGTAATATTATGAGAAATATCAATATCTATTCCATCAGAAGTAACATCATCTATTTCACAATCTATAAATTTATCAACTGGAAAATATCTTGGAACCTTTATTGCCGCATCATTTTCTAGGTAATATTTTAAAACTATCATTGGAGAATTTTGATATGATTTAACTCTTCTCGTTAGAAAGTCTTTTATATGTTGAATTTCTTCTTCTCCAACTGTTTTTGGAATTATTATCCCTGAATTTTTAATTACTTTATGGCTCATATTTTGCTTTTGATGTATCTGACTCCCATATTGAAATAGATTTTAATTTTAGTTTTTCATCATATACAGTAAATTCACTAGATAAAACATTATATATAATGTAACATAAATTTTCTGAAGTTGGATCCATATCATCAGGAAGATATCTAACCCTTTGAGGTCTTATACCGCCCATCTGAGATAAAAGATCACCTATTTCTTTATCCTTTGAATTTAAAATTGTTGAGTGGTCAAATGCATCAGTACAGCTTTCTACAATTTTCTTCAAATCGTAAAAGTCAATTACCATTCCATTTTTATTCAAACTTTCTCTTGAAACCTCAACATCTATTTTTAAATTATGTCCATGAAGGCAAAAACATCTATTTGCATTTTCCATAAGTCTATGCCCAATTGGAACATTAAAACTTTTTGTTACAGTAAACATATATTTTCTCCTATTATTTACAATTCATTTTCTTCTTTACAGAGTTCTTCTTCAAAATATATAGTTGCTACACATCCAATTTTTTTAGCTTCTAAAACTATTTCATCAGTTAGATTATTAACATTAGTACTAACGAATGCTCTAAATTCATTATTGAATTCTTTTTTAGATAGAGGAGGAATAACCTTATCAACCCACGTTTCTACTTTATAACATTTTGGACATGGATATTCTAAAAGTATATATTTTTTTATAATACCGTTTTCGCATTTTTCACACATAAAATCCTCATTTATATTGAGTTAAAGTAAAATGATCTAAATTATTAATATTATTCTCAATAGCTTTTATAATTGTATATAACTTTTCATTGTCTATATTTGAAGAAATTAATTTTGAAATTGTATGTTTTTGTAAAACTTTTTTTATGACCGATTTCTCAATTTTCATTTCTTTAGAAATATTTTCTGAAATAATATCAACATTTGTTTCTTTTGTTGCTAATTCTTTTGACAAAAATGGTCTTATAGAAAATATTAAATTGTTTTCTTTGATTGTTTCATCATATCGATCATACTCTGATTTTAACATTTTTCCATTTATACTTTTAAACATATTATATGTTTTTAAGAGCATTTCGTCAACTGACATTAATTTTGTATTTTTTGTTTCATAATCAACTAATAGCATTTTAAAAGAAACAGTTGTTCTTAAAACAGAGTCCATTTTTTCAACCATAGATTTAAAAATTAAATCTCTGTTTCTTTGTTTTATAACATCAAAAACTATATGAGTTCCATTGTTATTCAACTTTGAAGATTCATCCATCCAACCAATATCTTGATTTTCTAATTCTGTTTTAAAAGATTTTAAAACTGATGTAAAAGATTTTCCAGGCGGAAGAGCTTTTATAATAAGTCTAGATTTTGTTGGATCATGTTTAAAGATTCCTTTAAACGATATTTTTCCTTTTCCTGTTTTTAATAATGATTCAAATTCTTCTTTAGTTGAAGTTAGCTCACAATCTGTTAAAGGTTTTATAATAGGATTATCTTTATTTTTTCCCAAAAGAAACAATAATCTTTTATATAAATCTTCTTTTGTATAAGATGGGATTACAGTTCTATATCCAAACGCAATACCGTCAGTTGTTTTTTTACTTATAAGACATAATGGATACATTGTTGGAAGATATTCTGGTTCCATAATATCTGGATCTTGAACTTCGGAAATAACCCAAGGAACATAATCCAATAACATAAACGATAATTTTTCTGTTTCTTTTTTTAACTTACATTCAGTGTATCTCATAGCCGCTGGAGGAGAAGGCTCAATACTATAATCATTTCCAAAATTTCCTTCCCCATCAATAAATCCTTGATGATATAACTGAACTAAAGTGTTATATGATGAACTATGAGGGTGAAAATTACCCATGCAATGTCCATCTATTCTTGCACTTTTTATAAATTTATCTTTCGCAATCTGATAAGTTGATAATAATAATCTTCTTTCAACTGGCTTAAGACCATCAAGATCGAGAGGAATCATTCTATTTTGATTTACCATTTTTCCATATTTTTTATACATTGGTAAAATCAAATTATCCATTATTTCTTTCCTCCAATTATTACTCTTAAATGTGGTTTGTCAATAATATCTCTCTCATTTTTTGTTTTTCTTTTTTGATTTATTGCCTCTTGACTTTTCTTTCTCAAAATATCTCCAGAATTTAAAATATAATATTCTTTTCCTTCTAAAGAAATTAATCTAAAATTAACTTCTGGATAATCTCCTGAAATATGAAGTTCATAATCTGAAACTTTATCTTTTTCATCTGTATAAAAATTTAAGAGATAATCTGCAACTTGCCATAACATTTTATAAGATTGATATATAAAAATATCTGGGCAAATAATGGCTAAATTTTTGAAATCAAATTTTTCCATTCCAACTGTAGATACCAAGATAAAAAATCCACCTTTAGTTGAAATTAGATATTCATCCAACGAAATCTCATCTTTAGTATTTACTGGCATGAAAACTCCTGAATTGGTGTTAAAGTTAAAAGTAGATGAAAACTACCATCTCCACCCTGTTCATCTATAATAAAAGAACCATCTAAAGGATCATCGCCAAGATCCGTATCATCTAAAAACCTACTCCAACATTCTTCTTCAATCAAATAACATGGATCAGAAACCACTAAAATTCCCGAGGTAATTTCAATTTCTTTGCTTCCAGCTATTGGTCCGTTGTATGAATTATTTATACTCCACAAACATTTATATTTTCCAGGTGAAACCTTAAATTCATAATTTAGATCTCTATCATGATATTTATCTATGTATCCATAATTTTTATAGCAATTTTTATCAGAAACCATAATCATTCCAGAATCTACTGAAACATCACTACAATTTAAATTAATACTTAAACTCATAATAATATATCTCCATTTTGAATAATCTTCTTATCCTCATAAGGCGAAACTATTTTTCTATAAAATTCTTGTTTTACACATTCTAAAATTCCCATACATTTAGCTAGTTCTTTATATGTTGGATTTCCTTCTTGTTTTAGAAATTCTAGAATAAGTTTATAA